CCGGGCCCAGCCGTGGGGGTTTTTCATCCTGCGCTGTTTGCCGAGCGCGACCAGCTGTTCGACGGTGGTGGCCTGGGCCTGCTCACGTTTCGCTTCGCGCCTGAGCTCGCTGGCATCAACTTCCTCAAGCTCCCCATCCACGTGTTCAAGCTGCCGGCGTTCCGGAGTGAATACGTGGCCGCACTCGGGACATTCGCCGCGCCGGCTTTCCATGCTGGCAAAACAGCTAGGGCAGATCTTCACGGACAGCGCTCGCTCGCCTTCTTTCCGCTTCGCCTTGCCCTCTAGTGACCACTCATGCGGAATTAACGGACTACCTAGCCGCAAAGGATCGCTGTTGCCCACATGATCAACAACAATCAAATCCCGCTTGCCTGGCGCAATTCTTAGTCCACGACCATTTCCTTGCAGCCATGCCGTGAGGCTTGCGGTTGGCCTGAGCCATACAACCGCGTCGATCTCCGGTACGTCAACACCAGCGATCCACAGCTGCGCACACGCGACCAGATCCAGGCGGCCAGCACGCAGTCCAGCCACAGCTTCGCGGCGCTCGGCATCATCACTGCCGCCGGAAACGGCCATCGCTCGGTAGCCCGCACGCTGCCACTGTTCGGCCACGGCATGCGCATGCGCCACAGTTGTGCAGAACGCCACGCCACGGCGGCGATAGCACAACTTCCGCCAGTGGCTTAACGCATCGCCAACAACGGCAGGCTTGGCCAGCACTGATCCAGCCTGCCCCTGGTCATAATCACCGCCACGGCGGCTAATCCCGCTCAGGTCTGGCGATGGTGGCCTAAACAGTCGGATCGGGGCCAGTAGGCCTTCATCAATCAGCTCGGCGGTGGAGCACGTCTCTACGATGTAATCAAACACCTCGCTGAGGCCGCGACCGTCAAGCCGCTGTGGCGTGCCAGTGAGGCCCAGCAGCCTGGGATGGCCAGCAGCGGCGATCACCTTGCGGTAGGACTCGGCCACGGCCAAATGGCATTCATCGATAATGATCAGATCAGGCCGGGGCAGTCGAGGGCGCCGAACAGCGGTTTGCACGCCGACCACTTGCACAAGCTGGCTGTAATCAGATGATCGATTTGCTCTGATCTGACCGAACGGGATCCCGGCCTGTTGCAGCCTGTCGGCCGTGTCATCGAGGATCTCGCGCAGGTGCGCCAGGAACCACACGCTGCGGCCGCGGCTGATGGTGAGGCGCACGATCTCAGCGGAGACGTGGGTCTTCCCGAACCCGGTCGGCGCCACCAGGATTGGTGCACGGGCGCCTGAGGCGTAGGCGAAGCGCAGATCCTTGACGGCTTGGGTTTGGCGGGGGCGGAGGGTGATGGCGGTCATCGTCGGTTCGCAATCATGCAAACAGCACTCGCTAATTGCATGATTGCTCCTGCTTGAAGCTGCGCGGCCACAAGTTCTGGGTGTTGGCTTGCATAGCCAACGCCAAAGTTTTCATCAATTGCATCTGCAATCCGCTTAATGAGACAAGCAAGTTGAATGTCATTCATGGAGCTTCGTTGGCGAGTGAGAAATAACAACCACCCCCAGCCCCCTTGCTGCCGCCCTGGAACGTCTTGACACGTTGGCGTCAGCGGCAGTCCTCGATGGGACCATTCGCAGATCAGAGGCCACACCCTGCGCTCTAACGCAGAGCACCCACCGCCTGAGCCGGGCAGCAGCTGGCATGATCATGGAGAGGGCTTCCTGGTGGTGGCTCCCAAACCCTACCCCATCGGTTGCTGTTGCGCAACCGCTACGGTAAGCTGCACATGAGCCCCCACCACGCAGCACCCATGCCCACCTGGCCGCCAGCCCCAGGCCGTCGCACCATCACCCTCGATCTCAGTGCCGCACAAATCCGGCACCTTGATCATCAGGCCGCCTACCAGGGCTGCACACGTGCCGCCTACCTCCGCTCCATCATCGTCGGCCACCGCGACCGCTCACGATCGCCAGCCATCACCGCACCAGAACTCGCCGGCAACGGAAAACGCACCGTCACCTTCGAGCTCCCTATTCCACTGATCGCCTACCTCGACGGCCTCGCTACCGCCAACCACTGCTCACGAGCTGCAGCGATCCGCTCCATCGTCTCCGCTGACATCCGCCGCCAAGGCCCCGTCGCTGCTAACTCAGCAGCGGGAGCTTGACCAATGCCGATCAAGCCAATCGAAACACGCGCCTACGGCCATCGCTTCCGTAGCCGGCTGGAAGCTCGCTGGGCGGTTTTCTTTGAAACCCTCGGCGTTCAGTGGGAATACGAACCCGAAGGTTTTGATCTTGACGGGGAGTTCTACCTGCCTGATTTCCGTGTCACAACTGGGGATCTTGTCTACTGGTATGAGATCAAACCGCTAGGCGCCGACTCATGTCCCAAGTTTGAACGGTTTGCGGACATGCTCATTTATTCCCACGAGAGAGAGCATGGATACGCGCCAATGAATCTTGAGGTTCGACTTGTACACGGAGATCCCTTCGCCGTGTTCGGCGACGGGCGATCTGTATGTCCTAGGTGCGGTGGCTATTTAGAGCCAAGCGACATACAGGCTCCATTCAATCGGCATGAAGAGTGGGAGTATCTTTGCTTTCCCTGCGATTCGTCCACGCCTGGAGGTGGTGGGCATCCTTACGAATATGGATTTGCTGGCAACCTATGCCGCCCTCATAAAGGATCGATACTTGCCACTATTGACCAACATCAGGATTTAGTCAACAAGCTTCACAACGCTTGCGCCGCAGCCAGATCCGCCCGCTTTGAGCACGGCGAAACGCCAACCTTCAGCATCTGATGAAACCTCTTGATTTCGCTGAAGGTCAGCGCTTTGTAGAGGCGCTTGGCAAGCCGCCAGGTACCGTTAGGCTCCGAGCATTCCTCCACAAGGAACACCCTGACAAGGCCGGTGATCAGGGCCGCAAAGGCGGCATGTCACGATCCCTTGTCACTCAATGGCAAACCGATGGCCGTGGTGTCTACGTCGTCATCAATGACGGCGGCGACAAGGATGCAGACATCACCACCTGCCGCGCTTTCTTCTGCGAATGGGACAATCGACCCGTTGAATGGCAGCTCACCGCATGGCAGGAACTGGGCTTACCAGAACCCACCATGCAGGTCTCGACCGGTGGTAAATCAATTCACAACTACTGGGTGCTATCCGATGCCATCACAACCGAGCACTGGAAGCTGATCCAAACACGGCTACTCAACTACGCCGACGCAGACCGCAGCACCAAGAACCTCGCTCGCGTCATGCGGCTGCCTGGCACCTATCACGCTGGCGCTGATGGCAGCCTCGGTGAAATGTGCAAGATCGTCGGTTTTACCGGTACTCGCTACAAAGTGTTCGACATTGAGGCAACGCTGCCTGATGACACCTTCTACGCTCATCAATCCAAAGCGCAACGCGAACCATACCAGCAATACGAACCGGCCACGCTAGACGAAATCAAGGCCGCACTATCACACATCCCACAACGGGTGCCTGGCGATAACACTTACGAGAAATACAGAAATATCTTATGGTCCCTTAAAACAATCGCTGGCGAAGATCAGGCGATCTCATTGATGGAGTCACATTCGCCATCCGGCGTCTGTGGTTGGAACGTATCGCAAATCGCTCGTTCAGGTGGCGATAAAATTAACCCTGGCACTTTTTGGTATTGGGCTCGGTATCACGGCTACCAGAACACACCACCGCTCAAAACACAACCAACCCGCCGCATACACTCACCAGCAACTACAGCGACAGACCCTGATCAGGCGATCAACCTTCAGCTGTCCAGCAAATCAACAACTGAATGGTTGGATCTGGTCGTTGAACACGTCTTCCAGTACCCCGCCCAGCAGTGGATCTGCGTAGACGGCATCCTTCATTGCTGGAGCGGCAATCACTACAAACCCGTTGCAGATGAAGAAATTACGCCTTCACTGGCTGCATTTCTGTCCTCTATCCATGTTGTTGACCACAAAACTGGTCAGCATGAATACCCATGGAAGCGCCCGAAATATATCGATGAAGCCCTTGCATGGATGCGCCGGCTACTGCCACCCGTTGCCGTCAATCCCCAATCATCGATCAACTGCCGCAATGGCATCGTTAGCTGGACATGGAACGACCGCGCAATTGACATCCAGTTTCAGCCGCATACGCCAGAGACATTCTTTACCTATGTCACTGAGTACGACTACGACCCTGGCGCGAATCCGCAGCACCTCTCAAGGCTTTTAGAAGCCGTTGAACCCAGTGATCGTGACACCCTGCAACGCATCCTAGGCAGCGGTCTTCACCTCGCCAAATATCGCGCATCACGTGGCAGACCTCGCGCTGTTCTAATGATTGGCGAAGGCAGTAACGGCAAAGACACCATACGCACGGCCCTGCGTGATACCCTCGGCGCCCGTAACTTTACCTCTTGCACACTTGCTGACTTCCGTCAATATGACAGCGGCCGTAAGTTTCCTATCGCCCCATTGCGTGGTGCATCTGTCAACTGGTCTTCAGAAAACAGCCAGTTTGTTCATATTGACAACCTACAATCTCTTAAGGCAGCCATTAGCGGCGAAGAACTGTCTTACGAATTGAAAGGTGTTCAAGAGTCGCAATTTGTACCTTCTGCTCTGTTCGTTTTTAACCTAAACAAAGACCCCTCGCTGTCAGGCGATCAGATCGCCGTTGAAACCCGCTTTCACGTCTTCCGGTTCATGAAGACGTTCATGGCCACACCAACGGAACCGAACCACATCCAGGCCGATCCGCGCCTCAAGGATGACCCTGAGTTCATCCAGGAGATGATCTGCCCTGCCTTCCTCAACTGGCTCCTAGAAGGCCTGATGCTGTCCGTTTCAGACGGCATCGACTACAGCACCGGCCACGAGGCGATGGAAGAGGTGAGGCGCTCTAGCTGCCACCTATGGGAGTTCTGCGATGCGGTAGGCCTTCGCTACGACCCAGACGGCCAGGTGACCGTTGCCACGGTCTACGACAGGCTCCGCGACTGGTACCGCGACGAGGGCTACCTCGACAAGGCAGGCCACTGGGTAATCGACCAGCCAAGCGATCACACCGTCAAGGCAAGCCGTCTTTTGGTCGCTGCGCTGAAGCAGATCTTCCCCAAAGTTGCGTCCGACAGGGGCAACGGCAGGTCCCGCGAGCGTCTCATTAAGGGTCTCAAGCTAGACACCTGGCACTGATCACGGACGCTAGTTGCGTCCGTTCGGACGCAAGTCGGACGCAAGTTGCGGACGCAAAAACCCAGTATCCATTAAGGTTCTCACCTTTCGGACGCAAGTCAAGGAATAAAATCAAGTAGAGAAAAAAACATGCAGGAATGTATCGTAGTGAACATTATGAAATTAATAGGGGGGATAGGGGAAATCCCGTTTTTGCGTCCTCCCTTGCTATCACTAGGTTTTTTGCGTCCGACTTGCCTGCACTTGCGTCCGAACCCAGTCACAGCCTGGGTTTTTACGTCCGCCGCCACATCCACGCCAAAATCAGCCCTCAGTGACGGCTTAACCCAACCCCGCAACCTGCAGCAACCGACACCATCAACCGGTGGCGACACCATCCATCCGCCTGGTTCGTCGCTCACCTGAGCTGCTGGACATCCGTATCCCATACGGTCACGCCGAACCCCATACCTTCCTCCTCGCCTCAGACATCCACCTCGATAACCCGCACTGCCAACGCGACCTCCTACGCAAACACCTCAAACACGTTCAAGGCATCGGTGGTCATGCGTTGTTCTTTGGTGATGTCCTCTGCCTCATGCAGGGCAAGAAAGACCGTCGTGGTTCCAAGGGCTCCATTCGCCCCGAGCACCTCGGTAGCAACTACTTCGATCTAGTGTTCAGCGAATGCGCCGAATGGCTTAAACCCTTCGCGCAAACCATTCTCATGATGTCCGATGGCAACCACGAAACCGCCATCATCAATCACAACGAAATCGACCCGCTCGGCAACATGACCCGCCTCATGCGGGATCGCTACAGCTCACCGGTCGAGCACATGCGGTACCAGGGCTGGCTCTGGTTCACGTTCTACCGCCCTGGCAAAACCCGTTCTGAACGCACCCGCCGCGTTGCCCTATTTTTTCATCACGGTGCATGGGGCGGCATCGTGACCAAAGGCACCCTCGGTGGCATGCGTTATGCAGCCGTCGCTGAAGCCGACCTCTACGTCAACGGCCACAACCACGAGCGCACCATCGTCTCTCACCCCTGCTACCGCCTCACCCAAGCCGGCCGCCAACGCATCGCACAGCGCTGGCACGTCCAAACCGGCACCTACAAGGAAGAGTTTGCAGACGGCTCTGGCTGGGCCGTCGAGCGGATCGTCATGCCCAAATCGCTCGGTGGTGTCTGGCTGCGCCTCACACCCGGCCCTGATGGCGTGGACATCGCCCTGGAACCCGCCGTGTAGTGCGGTTGCACAACCGCTACGCAGGGGGCTAAGCTGTAGCCGATCACCGCACCGCCACCGTGCCAGCCGCAGCCGCTGTACAGGCCGCCCAGCGCATTGAGCACTGGCCGCTGGATCGACTGGTCCCCTACGACCGCAACGCACGCACCCACAGCGCTGAGCAGGTTGCGCAGATCGCTGCCTCAATCCAAGAGTTCGGATTCACCAACCCGATCCTGGTTGACGGTAAAGACGGCATCATCGCCGGCCACGGCCGCCTACAGGCCGCCCGTGAGCTGGCCATGGCAACCGTGCCCGTGGTGGTGCTCGATCACCTCTCACCGGCCCAGCGCCGGGCCTACGTGCTCGCCGACAACAAGCTGGCGCTGAATGCTGGGTGGGATGATGCCGTGCTGGTGGGTGAGCTGCAGGCGCTCCAAACCGAGGACTTCGATCTGAGCTTGCTGGGATGGTCGGGCGATGAGCTGGCAGAGCTAATGCCCGAGGCGGAAGAGCTGCCGCCGGAGGATGCGGACGCTGACGCGGTGCCAGAGCCACCGGCGGAGCCGGTCACGAAGCCAGGTGATGTGTGGCTGCTTGGGAAGCATCGGGTGATGTGTGGGGATAGCACATCGTTGACGGAGGTGGAGCGGTTGATGGATGGCAAAAAGGCGCAGCTGATGCACGCGGACCCGCCCTACGGGATGGGCAAGGCATCAGACGGCGTCGCCAACGACAACCTCTACAACGACGACCTCGACAACTTCCAGATGGATTGGTGGGCGACTTTCCGCCCCTTCCTGGAAGACAACGCCAGTGCCTATATCTGGGGCAACGCACCGGAGCTGTGGCGTCTTTGGTACAAGGCTGGACTTGGCAGCAGCGAGCTGATGGAGCTGCGGAACCAGATCGTGTGGGACAAGAAGGCTGCAGGTGGCGGAGGGTGTTCTTTGATGGGCAAAGAAGGCATCACTTGTTATCCCGTTGCAACTGAGCACTGCCTGTTTTTTCAGTTGGGCAATCAGTTAATAGGCAGTGTAAATGCCGCCGATTACTGGCAAGGGTGGGAGCCACTGCGTGCATACCTAGAACAAGAAATGAAGTCGATTGGTTGGAAGGTGGCCGACCTAAACAGAGCCACCGACACCTTTATGGGCGGCCACTGGGTCACCAAATCGCAGTGGGCGTTTCCTACTGCTGAGCAATACCAAAAGATCCAAGATGCTGCAGCAGGTAAAGCCTTCAAGCGCGAGTACGACCAGCTAAAGCGCGAGTACGACCAGCTAAAGCGCGAGACCCGCAGCTACTTCGATAACTCGCACGACGTGATGCGCGACGTTTGGGAGTTCGGGCGGGTCACTGGCGACGAGCGCCACGGCCATGCCACACCCAAGCCGGTGGTGATGATGGAGCGGGTGATGAAGTCGAGCCTGCCTGGCGGCGGCCTGTGCGTCGAGCCGTTTGGCGGCAGTGGCAGCACCTTGATGGGGGCAGAGAAAACTGCTAGGGCCTGCTACGCGATGGAGCTGAACCCGGTCTATGTGGACGTGATCGTTCGCCGCTGGCAGCAGTTCACCGGCAAGACCGCAACGCTTGAATCCACTGGCGAGCCGTTCCCGGCGGAAACCTAATGGCAGCCAGGGCGACATCTGCAGAGTTTGAGCTTCGCGTCCGTAAGTTCGCGCAGATCATTGCTAATGGTGGTCGCCGTTCTGATTGCGTGCGATTTGCCGCTGAAAAGTGGGGGGTATCAGATCGCGTATGCAGTGATTACCTCGCCGCCGCACGCGATCAACTCCGCGCCGACTGGGACCTAGAACGCCCGCAGATGATCGCTGATCTGCTCAGCCAGTGCAGCACCCTGCAGCTGGAGGCCCGCAAGGCGAAGCAATACCACATTGCCCTGGGCGCGATCAACACCGCCGCCAGGCTGGCGAAGCTGGTCTCATGAGCATCCTCACCGCCGATCGATCAGGCGGCCATGTGCTCACGGAGCCACTGCCGTCCTACGCCCTGCAGGCACCCGATCCCTACACCCGCTCCTTCGGCGACCACATCGCCGCTGTCTACCCAGCCTTTGAGTTCACACGCCACACCGCCCGCCTGGTGGAGATCGGCCAGCGTGTTGCTGATGGTGATCTCCCCCGGCTGCTGCTCATGCTGCCGCCCCGGCACTACAAGTCCACCATCTTCAGCCGGTTCCTGCCCTCTTTCTTCCTCCGCCGGTATCCCGACCGCACATGGGGCCAAGGCGCTCACACCCAAACCCTCGCCGAAGAGTTCGGCCAGGCCGCAAGGGATTACTTCGTCGCATCAGGTGGTGCTCTCGACCCCAGCAGCGCCGGCAAGGGCCGCTGGAAGGTCGCTGGTTCCCTTGGTGGTTTCTGGGGTGCAGGCGTCGGCAAAGGCACCGGCCTGCCGGCTGACTTCCTGAACGTTGATGACCCGATCAAAAACCGCCAGGAGGCCGAATCCGCCGCCTACCGCAGGCAGCTCTATGACTGGTGGAGCACGGTGCTGAACACCCGCGAGGAACCCGGCGCCAGCAAGCTCATCACCCACACCCGCTGGGCTGATGCCGACCTCATCGGCTGGTTGCTGCAGCAGGTGGAGGACCTAGAGCGCGACGGCCACGCCGATGCCGCAGAACCCTGGCACGTGATCAACATGCCGATCATTGCCGAACCGGTCCAAGTGCCGCTGCCGGCGCTCTGCACCCGCGAGCCGGATGATCGCCAGCCTGGCGAGGCCCTCGACCCTGACCGGTTCGATGCCGACTGGGCACGCCGGAAACAGCTCAACACCCCGGTGCGGGACTGGGAGGCGCTCTACCAGCAGCGGCCGTCACCATCAGGCGGCACGATCTTCAGTGAGGCGATGTTCCGGTTCTACGGCACCACTGACCGGCCTGGCTATGAGGGCGATGCGGTGCTGCCCGAGCGGTTCGTGCGAACGCTCGGCTCGATCGATTGCACGTTCAAGGACACCGCCGGCACCGACATGGTAGCCCTGCAGAACTGGGGGCAGAACAACGCCGGCCTGTGGTTGCTCGATGCGGTGAACCGCCGGATGGACTTCAGCGCCACGGTGAAAGCAATCACCGGACTGTGGCCGCAGTGGCAGTTCGGCGAGCTGCTGGTGGAGGACAAGGCCAACGGATCGGCCGTGATCTCGGTGTTGAAGGAGGCCGCCGTTTCCTACTCCCTCCACGCCGTGCAGCCCGATGGCGGGAAGGTCAGCCGCGCCAATGCCGCCACACCACAGTTCAACCAGGGCCGGGTGTTCCTGCCTCGCCATCACCCGCTGACGCCGCTGATCGTGTCTCAGCTGCTGAAGTTCCCCGGCGACACCTACGACGACCAGGTGGATGCCATGACCCAGCTGGTGAACCACGTGCAGGGCACCGGCCCGATGCGCGTCTCCACAGTCCACTACGGCCACGGGTCTGGTGCACCGCCACCAGACCCGTTCGCTGACCGCGACACCTTCAAACCCAGGCAGCGCCGGCTCTCCACGATGCCGGGTTTCAGGTGATCACTTACCCACCGCACACTCCATGACCCACCAACCCGCCCTTCACCGCCTAGCCAAGGCTCTCAACCTGCCAGGCAACGTCACTGATGTAACCATCCGGCTGCCTGCCACTGGCTTGGCGGAAATGACGATTAAACGAATCCTCACAGCAGAGGAAATCGACGCACTGAGCGAGTGGTACGTCACCGAGAACGTCGAGGCTATCCAACTTGGTGAGACCACCTACACTCTGCAGAGGCGTGAGCCCCAGCCAGAGGTGCAGTCGTGAGCGTCCTCCACGACATTAAGCTCCCACCTAAGCGCAAAAGCCGCCAAGTTGTCGTCAGTGATCTAGGTGATTGGGAATGCTGCGCCGACGAGGTGCATAGCTTTTATGAGCCGATGGTTCAGCTTACGGTTCGAATCGACGCCTATCACACCCTTCACATGTTCTGCGAGGCAGATCAGGTTGACGCGGCGATTGCGGCTCTCAGGGACAGGTTGACTGGAAAGCCGGAAGCGACCCATGCCAATACTTGAAGCGCTCCTGCGACCCCCTGCGTCACCTTCTCAACGCCTAACCACTTACCCACCGCACACGCTATGGCCATCCGCATACGACTCTTCCGCTTGATCACACGCGGAGTCCCACCAGATCAGATATCGCCCTGGTGGGCAGTTGTTGTCAGGTCTTGCCTGTTCCCCTTGGATTCGATCGGATGCAGGTTTTATAACCCGCTTCTCGACACTTACACCATTCGCGGCCAAGAGTTTTCGGGCGCCTTTTTTGATGCGTTTGCCGCTGGCAATGAAGCTGCAGTTTATCGATTTACTCGCAGCTCACGGTCTTCACCCTTGATTGTTCATCGCATTCAGCTGCCTCTTAGCTCAGGCAGCTTGGCCGAGCTTCAGTCGCGCCATGAGCCGCTCACGATCACCCCACGGCAGCCAGAGGTGCAGTCGTGATGAGGAACTTAACCCTCTGGGCTATTGGTGACTTTGTTCGCCACCTGAAAGGCCGCCTGCTGCCGCCTAGTGGGGATGTGGCCTACATCGTTGGCAACGGTGAGCGCGAGGCCTTCCACCCATGACCGCCGACTGCCATTGGTTCCGCAAGACCTACCCGCTCTGGAACGGCGATCCCTGCACGCTCATCCCCACCACGCCGCTGACGGATGCGGAGATCGAGATCCTCCGCACCTGTGACGGCACTCCCGCCCAGCTCAACCGCTGCGTAGCTGAACACAGCGCGATCGGGCTCATTTCTCACGTCCTGCGCCATTGCCCCACTGGCGGTGTCGCGTTCGCCATGATTCGTGACTCGGCCCTGATGTGTTCATCGACTGCTGTGCTCCACAGCACAGGCGAGGTGGTTCCGATTCAAGACTGCAACACCAGCTGTTCGCCATGACCGCAACCACCTTCCCCACCCCCACCGCGATCAGCGAGGATCTGATCACCGCCAACCTCGGCCTGGCACGGCAGTCCGCTTGGCGCTTCCATCGCAAGACCGCCCAGCCCTATGACGAGCTGGAGGCGATCGCCTACGTCGGCCTGATCCGTGGCTGCCGGCGGTATGACCCCGACCGCCTCAACCCAGGTTCAGGCAAACCCTACGCCTTATCCACCATCGTGGTGCCGTTCATCCAAGGGGAGATCCTGCACTGGTTCCGCGATCGTGGGTTCGCCATGAAGTTCCCAACCAAGTGGCGGGAGAAGTGGGGCAAGGTGCAGCGCCTCATGTCAGACCCTGACCTGTCGGCTCAGGACGTGGCTGAACAGTCTGGCCTCACGATCAGCGAGCTCAGCGAGATGCTCGCCAGTATGACGGGCACATCCAACCTCGACGACATCCACGGCGCTGATGGTTACAGCACGCCTGAGCTGGAGCTGCCACGGATCGACCCGCTGAAGGAACTGGTGCTGCGTGCCTGGGACAGCATCCACAAGGGCGACCGCACGTCACTGCTCAGCTGGTGGGGTGCACCACGGCGCCTGGCATACCCTGCCGGGCCAATGCAGCAGTTCCACCGGTGCATGAAAGCCCTGCTGCAGGGGCGCCGGCCGTCGGAGGTGCTGCAGCTGGCGCTGGCGGTGGAGGTGGAGACCGTGGCAGTGGAGAAACCAGCACGGCGGCCACGCGGCCGTAGCAGGAAGGCGATCGAGGCGACGGCGCTGCAGATGGGGCTGTTGGTGGCGTGACGGATTGTGAACCGGCCTGGCGAGTGGTTGTCAGTCTGTCCGCCACGGGTTACAGTGTGATCACAGGGGCGAGAGAGCCCCGCCACCACACCGCCACTGCCAGCCATGACCAGCCCCACCTATCACGAGCTAGCCAACAGTTTTGCGCTCTGGCAAGAGTACGTTGACCCCGACGCCACAACCAGCAAAGACGAGTTTGATGCCATGGGCCATGAGGGCCGCATGAAGCTGCTGGTGGAGACCTATGGACCGGAGGATGATCAAGAGGCAGGCCTTGCGTGCCGCCTCGCACGACAGTCCTAACCCACCCCAAGGCTCGCCGGAGCCTATCCGACGCCCCGCCACCACACCGCCACTCGCCAGCCGTGACTGCCTACGCCAACCTGACCGCCCTGCACATCGACGACACCGTGACCACCTGCGATTGCTGCGGTCGTCAAAATCTCAAGGCCACGGTGCTGATGCGCAACAACGACACCAGCGCTGAGTTCTTCTTCGGCCGCACATGCGCCGCACGCAACGCCGGCAAGACCTCTCAGCAGATCACCAAGGAAGTCCGCGCCGCACGCGATGCAGCCCACGGCCGCACGATGAACCACCTGGCTGATCTGCGCCGCTCTGGTGTGGTGCTCACCCGCCAGATGATGCGTGAAGTAGCTGCGATCTACCGGGCCGATGCAGCGGCTCTACTGCGCAACTGGGGGCACCTAGCCACCGCCTGATCACCCACGGCCCGCCGGAGCCTATCCGGCAGTCATCCACTCGCATACAACACCATGGCCGGCGCACTCGGCATCATCCGCTCATTCACAGAGGAAGATCAACAAGCACTGAACGACGCTGCCCTTCGCTTCGCAAAGCGGCACGCAATCACGCTCGGCACCGATGATCAGCCATCGGCCGAACTGGACATGTATCTCTGGTCCAGGCCTGACACCTGGTCAGACACTAGATCGCTGCGCCGTCTGTGGCAAGCCTGCCGCTGCCGTGCTCTTGGCGTCCCTGTAGCAGCTGACGTGGCCGTCGCCTACGGGTCGATCGGCTACCGGGTCCGCTGATGCCCCGCCAACCCAGCCACGACAAAACCGCCCGCCATCGCCTACGCCTGGCTGGCGAGCTCCCCGCTCTGCCCACCTGCCCCCAGTGCGGCCGCACCGTGATCAGCGACCGCACCGCGCCGTTGTGCTCCCGGTGCTGGAAACGATCGCCTGAGGGCAGGGCTGCTGATGCGCAACGGAAACGGCAAGCCCGGAAACGTGACGCTGTGTGAACTGGCCCCTGCTGGCGTGGCCATGGTGTCCACCACGGGTTACAGTATGGGCATCGGAGGGGAAGACGCCTCCACCACCGCACCACCGCCAGTCATGACCAGCCCCGGAATCATCAAAGCTGTCAACTACGCCATGACCGCTACCGGCTGCACCCGCCAGGAAGCTATCGCCGCTGTCACGAAGACGATGGTTGAAACCGGCATCAGCCCTCGCGTTGCACTCGATGCAATGTTCGGTGAAGGCACCCATCAGCGGCTCGCTGAGCAGGTCTGGACTGAACTCCAGAACGCCTGATCCCTCCAGCCAGCCGGGAGCTCATCCCGGCAGCCACCACACCACCGCTGCAGATCGGCCGCAGCCGTTGCAGTTGTCCAACCGCAACCGTAAGCTCAGGACATCGCCACCACCACCATGACCAGCGCCACCAAGTCAACCTCGCTCACCCTGGTGGGCCGCGTTAGCAGCATCGGCACTGCCGAGCAGGAGTTCGCGATCACCTGCCGCTTGCCGCACGGCCTGGTTCGCGCGTTTCGTTGCGAGTGCCGTAGCGCTAGGTCTCGCGAGGCCTTCGCTGCAATCGTTGACGGCGACCTGATCGGCATCATCGCCAAGATCGCCACGGGCACCAACGGCGATCGCAGCCTGCTGCTGGTCGACCGGCTGGAGCGCTTGGGAGGACCCCGGCCATGACCAGTCTTCTCACCTTCAAAACCCGCCGGGAAGCACTGGAGCTGGCGGAAGCGTTCCTGCAGGACAACCCAGACGGTTCGTGGGAGATCACCCCGCTGCCTGATGGCCGGTTCAGGCTGGACCTGCAGGATCCGCCGCAGCGGCAGCCGGTAGCCTGAGCCTGCCGGGTCGGTCCCATCCGTAAGGACGGACGCGGTGAGCTGACCCTGAGGAGTCCGCTCTGAAACCGTATCGGAGGCCCGGTTTCACTGGGTTGGGCTCGGCGCGCTGCCGGGCCTTTCCTATTGCGCTATCGTGCAGAAGTCAGGCAGCGATGTCTGGCGTCTTCCTCGTAAGCATTCACCAATGACAATCTGCATCCCTTCCCCCGCGTGGGACTGTGGCCCCTTTGCGGACGCGATCGATCGCGCTCTCTGGGAGGCCGGCCACCCCAACGACTTCGACACCGAAGCCGAGGCCCGCGCCGCCATCGCTGACGTGCTCCGCCACCGGCCCGAGCTGGCAACCCTGGCCATCTCGTTCGTGGAGGCCTGAGCGATGCGCACCTTCACCCGCGAGTGCCCCTGCTGTGGGGCCACCTTCACCGCCAAGCATCAGGCCGCCAAGTGGTGCAGCAGCCGCTGCAGCATGCGTGCCTACCAGCGGCGCCGTCGTGGTGCACCTGAGGCCGACCTTGGCGCTGACCTGGTGGCTGCGGTAGTCCAGCCGCAGATCCTCGATGACGTGGAGATGCCCGTCGCATGGGCCTATCCCGAACCGATCATCGCCAATGGTCTGGAGTCGCGCTACTGGCGCGGAACGCCGATCGAACGGCGCCAGGCTGATGGGTTTGTGAATGCCACGGCGATGTGCCAGGCCAACGGGAAACGCTGGGCGAAGTACGCCGAATCCGAGCGCTGCAGGGAGTACCTCGAGGCGCTGGCCCAAAGGTCCGAAATTCGGACCATTGATCTGGTGCAGGCTCGGCCAGGCCGTGGCGGTGGCACATTTATCCATCCTTCTCTCTCCATCGACCTCGCCCGGTGGGTCTCCCCCGCCTTCGCCGTGTGGATGGATGGCTGGTTCCTGGAGTCCCTCACCCCGGCCCTGCAGCCAACCCGTCAGCCGCTGGAACCCGGCGTGCATGTGGTAGCCGCCAGTCAGCGTGGTGCCGCCATGATCTGGCACGAAGTGATCACCGCCGAGGTGGCATCAGCACTCGGCAGCCTGTCGCCTGCCTGGAAACACGAGGACAGGCTCCCTCTGTCCCATCGCTACACCTTCACCCCAGCCACCTAACCCACCACTGCCGGCCCGCTGTTCTGGTGGGCCGGCAACCTATGCCATGACCAGCCCCACCAGGTCCGAGCCAACCGGATAGGACGGCCACCGCGCTGCGGGGCGATGCAGGTTCGAGTCCTGTCCTGGTGCTCCACTGTGCCGGAAAACTCACCACGTAGGCCCGGCGCGGCGCGTGGAGACTCAGGACACCCATCCATTCAACGATCCGTCGCTGCCCAGCTACCAGCACCCGGCACTGCGCGAGCTGGCCGTTGATCTGAAGCGTGCCTACGACTCCTATCACTGCCTCCGCAACAGCAAGGCGGAGTACCTCCCGCAAGAACCCGCCGAACCTGACGACGCCTACCAGGCCCGCCTCGATCGTGCGGTTTTCTCTGGGTTCTTCAGCCAGTCGATTCACGCTTTCGCTGGCGTGCTGAGCAAGTTCCAGCTGCACAACCCGCCCGCCACCTTCGAGGCAGCGCAGGGCAACATCGACCTGGAGGGCAACTCCCTCACCGCCTGGTTCCAGGAAGTCGATGCACTGATGCTTCGCGACGGCGGCATCGTGCTGCAGGTGGAGATGCCTGCCGGTCAACCTGCTACCGCTGGCCAGGAGGCACGCCAAGGCCGGCGCCCGTACCTCATCTCACGCTCCAGATCTAAGGCGCTCAACTGGCGCGTCTCCGTCTCCGATGGCGTCGAGGCCCTGGAGCGTGTCACCCTGCTTGAGCACATCGAAGTCGAAGATGGCGACTTCGGCGTGAAGGTCGAGCCGCGCTACCGCGTGATCTCCCGCGGCGCCTGGCAGCTGTTCAAGATCGAGCGCAACGCCAGCAACGACCTGGTAGCGATTGCCGAAGATGAGGGCGAGTACCTCGCCGCTGGTGGCCAGCCGATGCAGGTTGTGCCCTGTATCTGGTACTCCAGCGATCAGGCCGGCTTCGGTCACGGCGACCTCCCGCTCAGGCAGGTGGTGGAACACTCGATCGAGCACTTCCAGCAGCGCTCTGACCTACGCGAGAAAACCCACAAATGCGCCATGCCGGTGCCTGTCCGCACCGGTGTGTCGCCGAATGCCGAACCTTTGGTGCTGGGGCCCAACAGCGTCGTAAATCTGCCGGATGGTGGATCGTTCTCCTTCGCTGAACCATCAGCATCCAGCCTGGCGGAACAGCGGCAGCAGATCGCTGATGTAGAGCAGCTGATCGCCCGCCAGACCCTCGGGTTCCTCTATGGCGACCCTGGTGCAGTAAAAACCGCGACCCAGGCCGGGATGGAAGGTGCTCAGACCGAGAATGCAGTGGCCAGGATCGCTGAGCGGAAGCGATCGGTGATGCAGTCGATCATGCAGCTATGGGTGCTGTTCACCGGTGAGCAGCTCAACCCAGACGCCGGAATCGTGATGGCCGACAGCATCTATGAGAAGCCGCTGGAAGCGCCGGACATCACCCTGCTGCAACAGCTCACCGGTGGCGAGTCGCTGATCAGCAAGCGCTCAGCGATTGAGGAACTGCAGCGTGCTGGCAGGTTGTCGGCCACCACCAGCGTGGATGATGAGCTGGAGCGGCTGAAGGTCGAAACGGCGGAGCGGGCTGATGACGTAGACCTGAACGACCTGGGCGGCCTGCCGCCGGCGCGGGATGGCGAGGGCGAGGCCGAACCGGAAACCTAAGCCGTCCCCACCGACACCACCAAATGTCCGCCGCGACCCTGTACGAAGCCCTGCTCAGCACCATCGAAGAGCAGACCCTGCTGGATGATCCCCTCTCGCCGATCGAGATCATCGGTGCGCTGGAGATGTGCAAGCACGACATGCTCACCGCCTTTGATGACGACGGCGACGACGACGACTTCAACGCCATGGAGGATGACCCCGAAGAGTGCGGCTGTGATGCCGAGCTCTGCGCTGCCTGATGACGCTCATCGGTGACATCGCCGACGACTACGCCCAGGCGCTGGAAGTCCTTGAAGTTCGCTCCCGTCGCAACACCGTCGCCATGCTGCGGCGGTCGCTTGACCGGGTGCTGACCGACCTCCGGCGCCATTACTCGCAGTATCTCGACGCACTGGGTCCGATCGGTTACGACCCCGCCCGTAACCCTATCCGCCGGCCCGGTGCCTACTCATCTGCGGAGGCCACCGCGAAGTTCCGCGCCATCCTGCGTGATGCGGCGCAGTTCATGCAGGACAGCGAGATCCAGCAGTGGGCCGTCGCCTACGAACAGGATCTACGCGAAGCAACCAGGCTCGGTGATGAGGCCGCCAATGCCCTGGTGGAGCTGGTGCGCCGGCCTGATGCTGAGACGCCCTTCGCCGGCGCCGACCCCGCGGCGATCCGTGCCGCGACGCTGCAGACCAGTGCGTTGATTCAGGGCGAAACTGCCCGGTTCCGCGACCAGCTGGCGCAGATCGTCAGCGAAGGTGCCACCCGTGGCTGGGGGCCATCACGGCTGGAACGTGACATTCGCCAGGCGCTCCGCGGTGCCCGTGACCCGGATGGCATCACCCAGCGGCTGGGGCTAGAGCAGCGTGCGGCGCTGATCGCCCGCTCTGAACTGGCCAATGCGTACGTGAAGGGCAGCCTGGAACGTGCCCGGCAACGTGGCCGCGCCTACGTGCGGGTGCTGGCGGCAACAGATGAGCGCGTATGCCCTACATGCGCGAGCAGGAATGGCAGAGTTTATCCTGTTGATCGTGTGCCAATTCCTTATCATCCTCGTTGCCGATGTGTTGCGGTAAGCGTAGCGAATGAAGCGGTAGAAGAAACCGACCCCGCTACCCGCGCAGTGCTGCTGGATAACGAGCGCTGGCAGGCTGAGCATGAAGACGGGGTGGTGTCCTATGCCGAAGGTCAGCACCGCAAGCAGCTGAAGGGTCTGCGGTCCCAGCTGCAGCGGCTGAAGGATCCCGAGCTGATCGAGGCAATGGACCGGAAGATCAGCAGGCTGGAGGAACGTGGTCCAGACATAAAGAAGGCCCGCGCTGATCTGGCGCGAGCCTTGAGGATTCCGACTGCATCAGAGAAGCGGCTGCATCCTGGGCGGAATGAATCGCTGCAGGAATCGGTGCCGCTGTTCCCCTGACTCAGAACGGGCAGGCCGCCGGCTGGGGCTCAGGCTGGGGAGTGGCCAGCGGTCGGTCGTAGGTCACCACAGGCGTGGCATCAACCGCCACGGGTGCCGCGGTGCTGCTGTCGGCGGCGGTGAGGATCAGAGCATCACCCTGGTGGCGGATGACGACCTGACCGCCGGGGGCGATGTTGAGCAGGGCGGAGTAACCGCCGGCCATCACGATGTTGCCGGTCTTACCGGTGGTTACCTGGAATGACAGGGGTTTGCCCTTGCGGCTGCCGGTGGCCTTGGGTGCGCCGAGTGCGAGGCCATGGGCTTCGAGGCGTGCCTGGCGGAACGCGGCGAGGCTGGCCTTGCCGGTCTTGCTGACGTAGCCGCAGGCGATAGCGGCAGTGCCTTCATCGGTTTGGCCCAGTTCGGCGAGGCGTGCCTTGAGGGCATCGCCGGTGAGCAGTGTGGTGGTGTCGCTGGACATAGAACCTGGTGGGTTAAGCCGTTATCCTACCGTTGCAGGTGCGCAACAGCAACAGTGGAACTCCCACCCGATCTGGCCAGTTTTCTGTTGTGCCATGCGTGCGTGAGCGCACGGGATGAGGATGCGACCAGGCAGGCCTTGCGTGCTGCTGCAGTGGAACTGCCGGATTGCGAGGCGCATAAGGTGGCCACGGTGCTGCATGCGTCGATCAGCGGTGCTGGCCGGCTGTGGCTGTCGCGGATGGCGTAGGTGTTGCAGTTGCGCAACCTATGCGGTAGTGTGTGGGAGGTTCACCACCACACACCACCTGCCCGCCAGCCATGGCCACCAAACCTCAAGCCGAGTCCTACGCCCGCGAAGACGCCTGGAAGCACAAGCAGCGGATGTACGTCGTAGTAAGGGGGTCGCAGTTCTTTGCCGCTTCCGAGCTTGATTTAAGAAAGCTCGGCGGAGAAGTCGTTTCCACCTTTGACCCGATCAAGCGCCGAGCAGGCGCACGACAGTCCTAACCCACCCCAAGGCTCGCCGGAGCCTATCCGGCACTCATCCAAGCCACCACACATCACCATGACCACTACCGCCACCATCCTGGCCCTGCTGCTGCTGCCAGTGCTGTTCCTGCTGTGGGCCACCGAATCCCGCCAGCAACGCGCCCGCCGCTGGCGCCGCGACGGCTGGACACAGCAGCGCATCGCTGATCGACTGGGGTGTTCGCGCACCACGGTTCGGCGGTTGTTGGCTGCTTGATCGCTCACCCCACCACGGAGACACGCCATGACCGACCAACACCGCGCCAAGCCTGAGCAGTGGACGCACGTAGAGATTTGCGCCGGGATAAAGCAAATCCCGTGGGCAACTGCCGACTGCCTCCTCGAACTCCGCGCCCGCGTCGAGGCGCTGGAGGCCACCCAGCTGGAGCAGGCCGAGAGCCACCGATTCTGCGTTGACGCCATCGTTCGGCGGGTGGAGGCGCTGGAAGCCGCCCAGCAAGACAAGCTCGACCGGCTGATTGCGTTGGATGCTGCAGATCCGACGCCCGATCCCGCCATGGACGAACTCCGCGCCGCCAGCGCGGAGGCCCAGTCTGGGGGGTTGGTGGAGAGGGTGGGAGATGTTTGGAGCGAAGGCCAGCCACTGCATCCCCATGCTCGCGTCGCCGCAATCCGCACGGTCGCCACCTGGCTCGACCGGTTCGCCCTCCACGGCTCCGGCGAGTACGCGCAGGCGGCCAAGGTGCTGCGGCAGGAGGTGGGGCGTGGCTGACCTTTCCCCAGCGGCTCAGGCGGTGCTGGATGCGGTGCTGGATGAAACAGCGCCTTTATCTGAGCAACACCAAACGCGAGCAGATGCCGCCGCTGCCCTCCGCGCTGCAGCGGATCAGGTGGTGCCGGATGAGCCCGACTACATGCGCGCCGCCGTCCCTAGCACGGACTGGTGGGATAAGCATGATTCGATCCGCTCTGAACTCCTCGCCCTCGCCACCGAACTGGAGACCCACTGATGCCCCGCCTCTACCACGTCCAGCTAACCACCGGCCCTATCGAGCTCTACGCCCTCACCCAGGCCCAGGCCATCGCATCTGCCCTAGAGCTGGCGGGCCCTGGTGCTCGCGTGATCAGGGTCAGCAGGCAGGGGGATTGGTAAACCATCGCACGCACCACCATGAAAACCTGTTACGCCATTTCGTCTGGTAGTTACTCTGACTACAGCGTGATTGCCATTTTCACCACTAGGGAGCTAGCCGAAGCTGAGCTGCCACGGTATGAAGACGCCGGGATTGAAGAGTTCCCGCTTGATCCGACTTTGCCTGTTCAGTACGCGGGGCTGACCGGTTTTTACTGCCGCGAGCGGAACGCAGAGGACCAAAGTGTTTACGGATATGACGAAACCCCGTTAACCATGCTGCGACGTGATGACGTTGGCTTGGTGCGCAGGATGGGATTGGATGGCCCGTACTACATCTACCTCTGGGCCCGCGACAAAGACCACGCGATCAAGGTCGCAGCAGAAAAGTTCGCCCATCAGCGAGCGATTGACGCGGGCATCGCGATCTGAGCTACTTCCCCTTCTTCCCGCCACCTTTCCCGTAACCCTTGCCCTTTGGCATCAGTCTGCTGCTGGTGCCTGAGTTTGCCGGTCGACCACCGTGCGCACCTGGCCCGATGCCGAGACAGCGATGACGTGATGCCGCTGCGGCTCGCCGTGCTTCGGGCGCAGCATGCGGCCTACAGCGGTCACCTTGGGTGCGCTCATGGTGGGGGAATCGAACGGCTTAGGTTTCCGCCCCCACCGGAAACCTCCACCAGTCACGCACGCCACCACGATGCCCCGCGAGTGGGAGCCGCCGACCAGGGCGCCGTGGAACAACCTGATCCGCGAATCACTGGCTGCAATCGATCGGCATGAGCACCTGCTGCGCACCACCAGCGAGCCGTTCCACGCTCGCGCAGCACACCAGCTCAGGCAGTACGTGCGCGACCTGAAGGATTGGATCACGGCACAGGAAACCTGAGCCAGACCCATCACCGCCACCACAATGAACGCCCCGATCGAGGCGGTTGTCATTTGCGTTAACTACGCCGACTTCCTGGCGTGGACGCTACCAGCAAACCGGAACCAGTTTGATCGCATGGTGGTTGTCACCACGCCAGACGACACGGCCACCCAAAAGTTATGCGAAACCTACGACGTTGAATGCGTCCAAACAGATGTATTCACCGCCGATGGTGATGTATTCGCAAAGGCTAAAGGTATCAATGCAGGCCTCAAGCGACTGAAGCGCAACGGCTGGGTTGTTCACATGGATGCTGATATTTACCTACCACCTAAAACCCGCCGGGTCATCAGTAACCTACCGCTGGACAGCAGGAAGATCTACGGCTGTGATCGGCTGATGTGCCCCTCGGCCCAAGACTTTGCACGCTATCTCGATGCGCCAACTCCAATCCAGGAAGGCTGGGTATTTGTCCACCCAACTGCGTTTCCCGTTGGCGTGCGCATTGCGCAGTACATGGAGCCAGGTGGTGGGTACGTGCCCATCGGTTACTGGCAGATGTGGAACCCCAAGGGTTCAGGCACTCATTTCTATCCAGAGACGCACGGCACTGCAGCCCGCACCGATTTCCAGTTCGGTACTTCCTGGCCACGGGAAAGGCGCGAGCTGTTGCCTGAAGTGATCGCGATTCACCTGGAAAGCGCTCCAGGCATGGCACTGAACTGGGAAGGCCGCGTCACGCCGCCATTCATGGTGGGTGCGACCGCAACGACCGACCACCGGCCGATCACACCCAGTCGCGTGGCGTATCGGTGCGGTCGATGGTGGGTGCTGTGGCGCCTGATCCGTCGGCTGTTTCGCGCCCGGAAACCTGAAGCATGACGATTCCGACCCTGAACGCGCTGTGGCGGCCGAACGGCGGCAGCGTCATCGATGACCGCGAGCTGATTCGAGAATATGCGCTGTGGCCGCTGTCGGAATACAACCTGACGCAGCTCACCGCGACGATGAACCGCATCGCGCAGGTGTCGCCTGCAGCGGTTACCTCAGTGCAGGGGTGGATTGATGAGATCGAGACGCTGGAGCAGAACTGGGCGGATCAGGTTGAGGACGGCACCGCACACCTCGGCAACGTGGAGTCATACGAAGGCCCCACGCCTGGCACCACGCTGACCCGCCAGGACCGGCAGACCAAGGCCGATGTCCTGGAGTGGGACAGCTCGCTGCTGAAGGTGAAGTACCAGGCCGGTCGCCGTAGTGACTCGACTGCTGGTGGTGTGCTCCACGCCCGCGTGGACAAGCTGAAGGCGAAGGTGTTTCAAACCCTCGGGATCAAGCCCTACGACGGCGACGGCGGCAGCGGTTCCAGGTTGGTTCGGAGCTGACACCGTGGCGACGGATTTCTACGACTACGCCAACCTCCGCCTGCTGATCCCGCAGCCGGCAGCGATCCCCGCCAACCTTCGCGCCGGCATGCCCGCGGCTACCGCATCGTGGGTGGTGGAGTGCTTCGCCAAGGGCGAGAACACCGACGCGCCAGGGTTGCCCAGCATCGACCCTCGGCGCCGCGTACTGGCCGGATACATCACCGCGTGGGCTGTGCTCCCTGCCAACACGTCCTGGCTCGCTGCACAGTCGGCGCTCACCTGGACTGACACCGGCCTGGCCCCTGCAGGCCTGCTGCCCGGTGCATCCGGCCGTGGGTTCCTCGGTGTGCTGCCCGACCTGCCGACGATCACCAACAACGGCCAGCAGGGCGAGGCCACCATCCTGGCGCTGGCCGACCCGTACGGCCCTGGTGGCATCGGTGCTGAGCTGCGCCAACAGCTAGGCGACCGCATTCGAGTAGAGCTGCAGGTGGCGGGATGAGCATCAAGGCCACGGTCACCCAGACCACCAGCCTGCAGGCCATGGCGGAGGCTGCGGCCAGGCAGGCGACGGAGTTTGTGATGGAGGAGCTGGCAGCGGCGTTCCAGGCGTCGTTTGACGCCAACGCCTGGAACTGGCCGCGCAGCCTGCCAACCCGGAACCTGAACGGCGACACGCTCAAGGAACGTGCTGCCAGCTACCGCAGGGGAGAGGGCATCACCCCGCCCAACCCGCGCAACATTGTGGATGGTGGCAACCTCCGCCAAACCGACAGCTGGTGGATGAGCGGGCCATACGAGGCCACGTTCAAGTGGTCCGCCGAGTACGCCACCTTAATCCATGAGGGCGGCAGCATCAAGCCCTGGGGCAATGACAACGCCCAGCGTGTCATCATCCCCGCCCGCCCCTGGACCCGCGCCGTGCTGGGGCAGGAGAACGTCTCCGGCATCCGCGTCTACAACGTCGGCGATCGACTCCGCAGCGTCTGGCTGGGCAAGCTGCGCCGCTGACCCCGGAAACCTAAGCCACCCCCACCACCGGCCCCGTGCCTAACCTCCCCTTCGTTGTCGCACCAAAGCGGCAGACCGAAATCGTCGAGGCCACCGTCAACGGCGAAACCTGTTCCATCGAGTTTCCCGTTTTCGGTTCGATCTCCAGCGGCGAGGAAATCGACATCGCCGACTACGCCTATCAGGCTGTGGTCTACCGCGAATCATCCCGCTTGGCAGATGCACTGATCACCGCCGGTAGCGAAGAAACCGAAGCGCAGCGCATCGCAATTCGCATCGTCTCCACACGCATGGGCATCCCCCTGCCACTGGAGCCCGCCGAGCAACGCGCCATGCTCCACCATGCTGCCCTGGTGGCCGAAGTGCAGATCGAACTCACCAAGGCACACCTCCAGCTGCAGACCCGCACCTGCACCGCTGCCATCCGTCACCGCATCGCTGGCATGGATGCCTGGACCGATGCCGACACCGATCCGCTCCCCACACCACTGAAGGCTGCCATCTGCGACTTCATCGACCGTGAGCGCAACGGCCGCCAGCCGCCTAAGTCCCCCGAGGAACTCGTTGAAGGGATGGTTGAGACGCTGGGAAAGCTCGCGCCGGATCCATCACCTTCGAGCCCACCGACTGGACCAGCGCCTACTGGCGATGCAAACGCCTCTGGCCTGCTGCCGCCGAGTTCAGCCCCGACACCTTCGGCCGCCTCAGCATCGACTACATCACGGAAGCGATCGAGGAAGGTGAGCGCTGGCTGATGCAGCAGCTGCACTGGCAGGAAGCACCCATCGCATTCCTCCATCAGCGCCTCGTTGCCTGCCATGCCTCTGAGCGCTCGGCTATCCCCAAGCTCGAGGATCTCTACCTGTTCCGCCAGCAGGAACCAGGCGATCGACCGCCCGTTGATGCCGGTGCTGCCATGCTCCAGCTGATCGCTGATCGCGAATTCCCCAGCTTCGCGCTGGCGTTCTACGAACCGCTCCATGCCGCCGGCAACGGCCAGCCCGCGCCGCCACGCCTTGCACTGGTGGCCGACGATGCCATCCTCCTGGCACCCACGCCTACCGCTGATGGCTGGCGTGGGTTCCTCATCGCTGAGGCGACAGCTCAGGGCCAGCCGCGGTCGTTCCACTGGCCGGGGCAGCCGGATCCAGCGGCGCTGCTGCAAGTGCCGATGCCCGCTGCTGGATCTGGCGGAGCAGTGTGGGCGGCGGAAGCTGCATCTCTTTCCATTCCGCCATCTCCCGATACACCCGATTCACCCGAATCTCAGCTTCAGTGATGCTGGCGAAATACCCCAGGCTCCAATACCGCCCCTGAAACCACACCCGCGCCTGAAATGGCCGGTTCTTCATGTGCGGGCAGTGGCACACGCCACGGGGATAACAGCTCACTGCAGCGCCGAGAGGGTGGGGTACGGCTAGGTTTCCGACCCGTGGTTAAGCCGTTAGCACGGCATACGGCAGTCGGGACCGCTGACAGGGAAGCGTTCTGCTGCTCCCATGTCTTCGGTCTACTCGCAGGCCTACGGCTACAACTTCTTCTTCCAGGTCCTGAAGAAAGGATCGGTGAACCTGTCCACCCTGCTGCCTAACGCAGGCCTCGGTGCTGGCAAGTTCATCGACAACACCACGGTGATGGCTAACACCTCGCTGGTGTTCCCGCATGGCACCGGCTCCACGTTCAAGCTGCTGGCCGGTGATACCAAGGTGGTCACCAAGGCTGCCATCGCATCCAACGTGGTGACACTGACGTTCGGCAGCGCCCATGGCATCGCCAACGGCAGCGTGATCGGCGTGGCCAACTTGCCCGCACCGTTTACTGCTGCAAACGGCACCTTCACGGTCACCGCCGTGACGACCACTGCGCCGTTCACGCTGACCTACGCACTGACCGCAGCCAACCAGACCGAGGCCACCGTTACCAGCGGGGCAGTGGTTGGCAGCTCGATGCTGCTCAACGGCACCGATGCACCGATTCGCCTACTGGGCCTCACCAACTGCGCTCCCAGCGAGTCTGAGGGTGAGGAGACGGTGATCACCTACGACGACGAATCCAAGTCGTTCGACACGTCGATCGCTACCAGCAAGTCCATGTCCTGGAGCCTGGAGGGTGTCACCAACCACAGCGACGCGGCCTACAAGCTGCTGCGCATCTCCGCCAAGGAGTCAGTGCGCGAGGGCCTGATGGTTAAATACGCGCGGGTGGGCCCGACCGGGTTCAACGAAACCAGCTACGGCTACGGCCGCTTCACCGGTTTCGAGGAGTCCAATGCCGCTGGTGAGATCGTGAAGTACAGCACCACCCTGCGGGCCTACGGGCCCTATGAGCTGGAGTTCTGACCCTCGCGTTCAGGATGCAGGTGCCCTGGTCGCTTCGGCGGCTGGGGCATTCTGCTGCTGGGGGAGCATCATCCGGGCTTGCACCAGTGCCAGGCTGCGGTTGGTTTCGGCGTACTCCAGGATCTTCAGCGCCATCGTGCGGAGGTTTTCCAGATCAGCCGGCCTGGCGCCTTTGATCATCCGCCGCCACTGCTCGTTTCTGAGCTGTTCCTGAAGGGGCAGTGCATCCATGGCGTGATGGCGTTTGGTGAGTTTGCCGTGGTGGCCGGAAAACTCAGGGATAGTCAGCGCCGAGGCAATGGCCCGCACCTACAGACGCGATGCACGGGGCCGGTTTGCCGGTGGTGGTGGTGGCAGCGGCCGGCCAGCCACGAAGGGATTCAGCAAGGGCGCAAAGAACCGCCTGACGCGAGATAACGCAGGGAAGATCACTGGCCAGGGCGGATCGGGCGCTACAGCACGCGGTGGACGGCTGAAGACTGCATCGGGGAACGCCAGGGCCCGCCAGGTCGGGAAGCTGAAAGGTGGACCGAAAGGGACGATCGGGAAGCCGAAGGGGCTGAAGCCGGGAGCGGTGAAAGGGAAAGCAAAGACGGCGCCGAAGACCTATGGCCGTGGCGTTGATGCTGCCAAGGTTGAGCGGATGATTGGCAGGCTGCGCACGGATCCCAAGCGCTCTGGTGGGTTTAAGCGTGTCAACGCTGTCAAGGCAGCCAACTCCAAAGACACCCGCACAAGGGCTTTGGACTACATGAACAAAGCCGGCGGCCTGAAGGTCAAGAAGAAAGGCGGCAGGCCTGAAAACCCCAGCAACCTGAGCAGGGATCAACTGATAAGCAATATCGCCGCAAAGATCCCTAAGAGCACTAAGCGAAGCACTGCCCGCAATCGCTCCAACGATGTTAAAAACCGCCAAGAAACTAGAGCCAGAGTTAGGAGCTCGCTTAACGCAACCGTTCGCAGCAGCAATTTGTACGGCCGCACGCCAACATCTTCTGCTTTGCCATTTACGCCAGGCAGGCTGAGCCGAATCCCGGACTCTCCCGGACGGGCAAATGGACTAGGCGGCAGTTATAGATACGCAAAAGTAAGGCAGCGCACTTCAAATGATCCTTTCACGGGGCCCAACGTATTCGCTGGTGGATCACTGATCGCCAAGAACGTCACCGTCAGAAATAACGCCAGCATCCGCACTCGCGGCCAGGCGGCACAAGCTCAGTCAGCTCGACGTGCTGGCGTCCGCAAGCTGCGTGGCACCGGCCAGCTTGGCAAGCCAACAACAACCATCACCAGAGGCAAGGCTCGCCAGCCGACTCTGTCCGGGGGCACTGCTACCACCTACGGGCGTTTTCGGGTGGCCCCTCGCCGCTCTCGGTAACGGAAACCTGAGCCATGGCACTACCCACCACCGCCGCTGCGATCCACGACCGGCTGATGGCTGATACAGCCATCGCGGCGGCGCTTGGCACTTACACCTTCACTGGTGGCACCACCAGGCCGGCGATGGCGGTGCTGGCGCGGAATGAACAGCTGCCGCCTGGCACCACGGTGGACGGCGTGGAGGTGGTGATCACGGCGATTCCGTCCGGCGCTGAGCAGGCTCTGATGACTGGCGGCACGCTGACCAATCCCACCTGGCGGCTGTACGTCTCCGGGTGGCAGACGGCTGCAGCGCTCGAAACGGTCCGCTCGCGCATCATCACCCTGCTGCCTGGCGCCACCAGCAGCACCATCGACGGCGACGCACCAGGCGACGGTATCGGCGTGGTGGATCAGATCGTTGTGCGCTGGACCAATCCAACCGTCGTGGTGAACTGAGATGTCGGTCGGTGATTTTCAGGTCAAGGTTGGTGGTGATTTCAGCGAGGTGCTGCGCGGGTTTCAGCAGCTGCCGCAAGAGGCCGCAAAGGCTGGGCAGGGGCTGGAAAAAGGCCTGAGCAATGGAGTCGCTGGGGCAGGCAATCGGATAAGCGAGATCAACAGCCGTCTAGGTGCGTTGATCAAAGAGATTGGAACCCTCAACAATCAAAGGGCAACTCTTAAGGTTGATTCATCTGAGTACGTCGAAGCAGGGAAGCAACTAGAGGCACTTAGAGCAGAGCGCACTGAACTAAGCCGGGAAAAAACTCTTCTTAAGGTCGATGCCTCCGACGCACCCGCCGCCGCTAATCAGTTCCGGCTGCTCGATGGTGTGGTGCAGGGCATCGCGTTCAGCCTGTCCAACACCCTCACCAATGCTGCCGGCGCTGCGCTCCAGGCTGTCAGCAGCATTCCCCGCACGATCAGCCAGTTCGACACCGCTCGCGCTGCAGTCTCCACCCTGGGGGTGAATACCGACGAGCTGGGCCGCAACCTTGCCAACCTGTCCCGCGAACTGAACAACAACGTCTCCCAGGTGGAGCTGATGGAGGCCGCCTACGACGTGGCCAGCTCCGGCTTTTCCGATGCTGCCAGCAACACCGAGGTGATGCGTGCCGCAGCACTGCTCGCCACTGGTGGCTTCACCGATCTGCAGACCGCAGGCGACGGCCTCACATCCGTCCTCAACGCCTATGGCCTCAGTGCCGAGGACGCCACCAAGGTCACCGACAGCATCATCCAAACCCAGAACGACGGCAAGATCGTCGCCGGTGAATACGCCAGGGAGATCGGCCGCCTCGCGCCGACCGCCAAGGCATCCGGCGTCAGCCTTGAAGAGCTCAACGCTGCCATCTCCGGTGCTACCGCTCAAGGTGTGCCGGTCGGCTCCACCTTTGCCGGCATCCAGCAGGCGATCGTCTCCATCCTTAAGCCCAGCCAGGACGCGAGCAAGTACGCCAAGGAGCTGGGCATCGAATGGAACGCATCCGCACTGCAAGCCAAGGGCCTCGGCGGGTTCCTGCAGCAGCTGGTGGAGAAGGGCGCCGCCAGCTCTGAGTCGATCATTCGCCTCACCGGCAGCACCGAGGCGCAGACCGCGCTGATGCCGCTGCTGAATGACGGGCTGGAGAAATACAACCAGTTCCTGGACAACCAGCGCACCTCCGCCGGCGCCGCCGCGTCTGCATCAGAGAAGGCCACCGCCACGATCGACGGCAGCCTTAAGCGCCTGCAGAACACGATCAGCAACCTCACGGTGGAGACGTTCAAGGGGCTGGCGCCGATCGTCTCCGGCTCGATCAATGCCATCACCGGATTTGTGGAGGCCATCGCTGCAGTACCCGGCCCACTCAAGGCGCTGGCGGGCGTGCTGCTGGGCCTGCCATCGGCTTACCTGGCGGTGAAGCTCGCCGTGATGGCGCTCAACACCGAGCTGATCAAGGGGCAGATCGCCACCGCCATCGCCGGCTTCCAGCAGCTCACCACCCTGCTCAAAACTCAGTTCATCACCGACCTAGCCACTGCCAAGGCAGCATGGGCTGCATTCACCACATCAGTTCAAACCGGTGCACTGCAGCAGCAGATTGGTGCGCTGACCGCCAAGTTCGGCCCGCTCGCGCTGGCGATCGGTGCGGTCGTGTTCGCCGTTGACACCTACAACCGCTCGACCGCTGACTCGCGCTCGATCGCCGAGTCGGCCGCTGCAGGCCAGGACCGGCTGACCGCTGCCCTGGTGAAGGCCGGTGTCGAGACTGGAGAGCTCACCAGCCTCGGCGGACCCTTCGCTCGTGCGATGCAGGACAACACCGATGCGCTCAGCGCACTGCTGGCGCCGCTGCAGGGAATCCCCAGCATCGGCCCGCTGGTGGTGGATGCGCTCAAGGCTGTCGCCAACGCTGCGCAGACCGCAATCCCTGGCCTGAAGGGTGCGACCGAGGCAGTCACGTTCCTATTCAACAAGTGGCGGGAGACCGTCGCAAATGCCAACCAAACGCAAGGCCTAGAGCAGGCCGCCATCGCGCTGCTGAATCTCCAGCAGGAAGCAATCAATGCCGAGAACGCCGCGGGCAAGCTGTTCGCCGAACTGAAGGCCGCCGGTGGCCCGCCGAACACCGAGCAGACCGAGCAGATTAAGAACCTCACCGCCGCGCTGGAGGAAGCACGCGGAAACGGCCTGGAGCTGGCCAAGCAGTTCGAGGCCCTCGCTGCTGCAGCGCGGAACAGCGGTAACAAGGAATACGCCGATGAGCTACTGCGGCTGGCGGAAGCAGCACGGCAGGGCAACACGCTCACCGACGCCAGGATCAAGCAGCTGCAGTCGCTGCTGCCCGCAACTCAGGCCAGCACTGCCGCAACGCAAGCCGACACCGAAGCACAGAAACGAGCGCAGGAAGCCACCAAAGCACGCGCCCAAGCCGAAGCCGAGCTGAACCAGATCATCGCCACCGCACCGGTGCGCAACCTGGAGGCACAGCTGGCAGTAGGCCAGCAGCTGGTGGGCCTGTCCCAGGCGCTGGCCGATCGTGAGCAGTCCCGGTTTGCGGTGGTGAAGGCCGGGCTGGAGTTCGAGCTGGCCGGCGCTGAGAAGCGTGGTGCATCCGAAGCGCAGATCGGTGCCATCAAGAAACAAATCCAGGAACTGGACCGCCAGGCGCTGCAGGCACGATTCCAGGCGCTGCAGCAGGAACAGCAGCTGCAGATCAAGATGCTGGAGCTCAGCCAGCAGAAGGCTCGACTGGAAGCGGATCTGTCCGTTCAGGAACAGCGGGCGGAGATCCTCAAAGCGCAGGTGGAGCTGCAGAAAGCGCAGGCCAGCGGCAGCCAGGCAGAAATCGCCGCAGCATCGGCGCAGGTAGAGCTGCAGCAGGCGATCCTCGGGATCAAAACCCAGCAGCAGAACACCCTCAAGCAAACCCAACCGATTGAGGCCGCCATCCTCGGCCTACAGCAGGAAACCGCGATCAACGGTGAACGCGCCAAGGCCGCGCAGATGGGCTACCGCTTCGAGGCCAACGGCTCCCTGGTGGCGATCAACGCCCTGGCCGGCGCTGCTGATCGCGTCGGCGTCGTCACTGCCAACAGCGTTACCGAACAGGCCCGCCTCACGTCCGTGGCGCAGCAGACCGGGCTGGCGATCGAGCGCGCTGCTGATGGGTCGTTCGTCCTCGGCCGCAGCCAGCAGGACGTGACCCGCGCCACCGAAGCACTGAACCGCCAGCTTGATGGCTCGGCCACCGCAGCAGGCAAGACCGCCGATGCAGCCGGTGGGATCGGTGATGCGGTGAGCAACGCATCCAGCCCGGCTGATGACATCGCCAGCGCATTCATCAGCACCAGCGGCACCGCGCCTAAAGCGGCGCAGGGTGCGCGGAACTTCGCCGGGTGGCTGTCAGGCGCCAAGACATTCGGCGAGCAGATCGCCAACTTGCCACTGGTCAATCAGATGGGCGAGGTGGCCAACCGCACCCAGTCCGCCGCCAATGCCGCCAAGGTGTTCTACGACTGGCTGGAACGTGCATCCCGCCTGCCAGGCTCCCGCTGGACAGGTGGCCCGGTTGATGCCGGCGAGCAATACCGCGTGAACGAGCTAGGCCAGGAAGCACTACTCGCTGGTGGTCGCCTCTCGCTCATCAACGCCGCGCCCAACTCCCTCTGGCGTGCTCCCGCCAATGGCACCGTCATCCCCGCCGGCATCACCAGCCGCCTGCAGGAGCAGGGTGCCCTCCCAGGCCGCGCTGGCGCCGCTCTGCCGATGGGTGGCGGCGGCAGCAATGCAGCACTCGCCGTTGAGGTCGGAAAACTGAGGCAGGAGGTCGGCGAGTTGGCGCGGAAACAGTGGAACGTCAACATCAGCACCAAGACCGGACCCACCGGCAGCCAGGTGCTCAAGCAGATGCTCCGGTGACCCGACAGGCGACCCGAGAGGCGACCCGACAGGCGACCCGAGAGGCGACCCGAGAGGTGACCCGACAGGCGACCCGTGACAACACCGTGGGGGTGAGCTGGTGAGCATCACCGTCGGCAACCTGCAGATCAAGGCGCTGCAGCAGGTGCCCTTCGCTCATACTGGTGATGCCCTCACCGGTCGCACCGCACGCAGCTGGCCGGTGCAGTGCATCCTCACGCCGGCCGAGTGGCTGACGCTCGACGGGATCTACACCACCTGGCGGAACCTGAGGATCGCTGATCCTGACACCATGATCTCGCTGTCCGTCGGCAGCACCGTCCTGGTAAGCGGCAGCTACCGCGGCATGACCTGGACCAACGTGGGCGCCTGGTTCACATCCGCACCGCAACCCACGGCGCTGGGTGCGATGGTCGGCGTGTCGTTCGAGCTGGTGGATGCTGCCCAGCAGCTGGCGATCCTCACCCGCGAGGATGAGATCGGCCAGGCGCTTGAGGACAACGAATCCACATTCGGCACCTACACCCTGGGCACCATCACGCTGAACCTCACAGCACAGCCCGACGGCCACGAGGATGGCCCCACTATCGAGCTGACCGGCAGCGGCACGCACGTGATCCGCGGCCCGGCAGTCGCCACCAAGGTGAAACGAATCCAGGGGTGGACGAACACCGTTGGCGCTGGCGCAACGATCCGCACCTGGTACGAGACGACGATCGCCACCGTGCCCGCTGCAGCGTCTTGGTTCCCTGTGACCCCGCCGGTGATTGATCAGACCCCCGTGATCGTGGCCGGCGCCAGGGTGACGCGGACGCTGGTGAGCGTTGATCTGGCGCAGATCCGATGACGGTTGATTTTCGCGCCACCATCGCAACCGACCTGGGTGTGTGCATCTCGGGTGATGTTGGCAGCAACCACATCAGCGACGGCAGCGGGCTGATCAAAACCCAAGGTCGGCTGCTGATGGATGGGATCGTCAACCCGGCACGCGGTACGCCGGTGAACTTGATCGTGGTGCGACCACAGCTAAACCTGATCACCCGGTTCCCCAAGCCGATGTTCGTGGTGCGGGCAGTGCCAAATCCAGCGGATCGGATCAGTGAGATTGAGATCGGCTGCAGGCTGACGCTGATGGAGGGATTAAAGAAGAAGGATTTTTACTATGCCTCGGTTGAGCAGCCGCAAGAATGGGTGTCATTGCCCAATGGACAATTCTTCACCACAGCACCGTATGCAATCAGCGCCCAGAATCTTCTTCAATACTGCCTAGGCAAGATCGGCCTGCAGCTCGACAGCAACAGCGTGCCGCTGTCGTTTCGGTTCTTGCGGTATCGCATGGACCTGAGCAATGGCTACGTGCAGGTAATCGGTGATCTGATCCGATCAGAGGCAAAGTTTGGCAGGATACTGCCTAATGGCAAACTGCAGGTGCGTGGGCTTAACTTCAAGCTCGGGCGGAGAGGGCCGGTGCTGACGACTGACAATCTATACAGCATCGAAGCGATCACTGACGGTGAAGAACCGCCTGACAATTTCACCGTGGTTTACAACGCTGCAGAATCGCCACCTACGCCGCCGCCACGGCTGACGTGGCAGGGATGGACTAATCGTTTTGATATCGGGAACATTCCAAGATCATGAGCGACTGGACCTTCAGCGAAACAGTCTCACCACCGCGCACGATGGTGATTCGCTACACCAACCAGGATGACCAGCAGCGGTCGGTGTCGCTCACCAGTACCGATCGCGGCCAGACTAACACTACTTTTGCGCAATTCACCTATATCAACGAGGAAGGCGCAACAGAAAACACTGATGTGGTGGTGCGAAAGATCGAAACCAAGCGCACCACGCAGGCGTCGATCAACGGGGCACTGGTGGTCGGGAAGTTATCACTGGGCCTGGGACTGCCAGGCGGTGATGCGATCACTGAAATCGAGACGACGTACGAATACGACAGCTCGACATCGGGGCCGGTACTCGTGAAAGAACGGGCTGAAACAAGGATCTCGCTGTCCGAGTTCGCTGGTGGTCTGGCAATACCCGATGGAGGGTACGAGTTCTACACGCCAGGCACTTCGCTGATCACCAGCACCGTCAGGGAGACAATGAACTTCACCGCCACGTCCGCCGATGGGCGGGAGGTGACGCGCACCGAAACCAGCACATGGATAGCTTACGGGAGCACGCAGGAAGGGTCGCAGTCATTCAGGGCGCAGATGGAGAATACAGGCGACATCGCGCTGGACTCAAGCGGCGGTGGCGCTTACATCGCCGCTTCCGTTCTGTCGATGACCCCACTGGTGTTTCAGGGAACCGAGGTGCGCACAGAGATCGGTCGCGCTCCCATCCCTACGAAACCACCTGATCATTCAGTCGCACGCGATACGATTAACGCTGGACGAGGCGACAGGAAAACATTTTCTGGCAGCGTTGCATTTGACAGCGACGGCTTCGATGACGTGGTTATCAAAACCCAGGACTACACCATGCCGTTCGCACCAGACGACTTCTTCGAGTGGGTGACCTGATGACTGATCCCACCCTTACGCTCAACAGAGGCCAGGCCGCACGTGCAGCAATGCTGTTCGGCAATGCTCAGGTGCTGCTGCAGGCCGGCCATGCCTTCGGCCAGAACATCGTGACCGGCTTTGGCGAAGTGCCGACCCGTGATCTGGATCCGATCTACATCCGCATGGCGGGCATCGAGGCAGCGTTTCTCATGGATGGCGCCAGCTACGCCTGGGACAGCAACGGCCTGGTAGTGAGCGCCGACCTGTCGCTGTCTGGTGTGACCGGCTACACGGGCGCATCGGCGCCATCATCCAGCTGGGTGCGGCTGCCGGTGGCGAGCACAGGCCTCAACCCCACGCCAGTGCCGGATACGGACGTGACCGTGAAGGCAAACTCGATCGCTATCCCGGCTGGGTTCAACCCACGCGACCCGGCCAGTGTTGCTGCTGCACTGGCTGCGCTGCCGACCAATGGATCTGATCGTTATGCAGTCAGCCAGCCGGATGATCTGCTGCTGATCATCCCGGTGCTTGAGTCTGAAAGCGCTGAGGTGATGACCGGCGGATTCATCGGCGCGATCGAGTACGAGTACGTTCTGACGCTGCCGGCTGAGACGTTTGAGTTGGCGACTGGTGGGTTTATTGAGGTGTTCGCTGGTGGTGTGGTGCCTGCTGCGGGGGTGACGGTCGCGGCGTTGGTGCCCGGCGTAAGCACTGGTGCAAGTGTGGGGGTGCCTGCAGCAGGTATCGCTGTGACCGCACTGGCGCCTGTGGTGACATCTGAAGTCAGCGTGACGCTGCCTGCAGCAGGTGTCGCTGTGGCCGCTCTGGCGCCTGTGGTGACCACTGGCGCAGTTGGCGACCCCGACTTCGCCAACGTCTCGCTGCTGCTGCACATGGATGGCAGCAATGGCAGCACGACGTTTACGGATAGCAGTTCTAATGGGTTGACGGTTACAGCCTATGGCGGAGCACAGTTAACAACTGCCGATAAAAAGTACGGCACAGCGGCTGCAGTTTTCGATGGAGCCGATGGCACTTACATTCAAACTGCGACCAGCTCCGAGCTTGTGCTGGGAACCGGTGATTTTACAATTGAAATGTGGCTTAAGCCGGATACAGTTAGCGGCAACGATGGAGTATTTACATTTGGAATAGCAGGGCCATCCTTGTCGCTCTACCTAGGCGACTGGTGGTTATCACAAGCTGGCGTTGGCGGCAACGGTAATATTGAGAATATGGGCGCGGCTAGTGCGGGCATTTGGCAGCACATTGCAATTGCCAGAAGTGGCACGACCGTTAGGTTTTTTGTTGACGGCGCGCAGCTAGGATCTGATCGCACATGGAATAACAACTTTACGCACAATCAAATTGATATAGGACGTTACGGTCTTTCGTTCGGCACGATCTATGTTTACGATGGCTTGATGGGTGGGTTCCGCATCACCAAAGGCATCGCCCGCTACACCGCCAACTTCACCCCGCCCACCGCACCATTCCCCTCGGCCTAACCGGAAAACTAGGGCCACAGCCCGCCGAGCACCGTGGCCCCCACTATCAGCCTCTACAACCACACCCGCGCACGCTTTGGCAGCGGTGCCAATGCTGTTGGTGACACCTACAAGGTAAAGCTGCTCACGGCAGCCACCTTCAACGCCACGCACACCACACTGGCGGCCACTGGTGGCACCGAGGTCGCCAACGGCAACGGCTACACCACCGGCGGCGCCACGCTTGCTAATGCGGCGGTGACAACCGTCAACACAAACGAGGCAAAGTTCGACGCAGATGATGTGACGTGGGCGGCCAGTGGTGGCGCGATCACGGCCAGTTTCGCGATTCTCTACAACGACACCGACGCCGATGATCCGCCGGTTGCATTCATCGACTTCGACGGCGCCGAGACCGCTGGCACTGGGACTGATTTCAAGATCATCTGGAACGCTAACGGCATCGTGACCTTCACGGTGGCCTGACCATGAGCTTCGTTATCTCCCAAGGCGAGCTTGAGTTTCAGTCGGGCCTGATCCTCGACGGTCAGACCTACAGGGTGTTCCTCGCCACCACCGGCAGCCTCACCCTGGCCAGCACGCTCACCGCATGGGAAGCAGCCAAGCTGGCATCAGCAAACGGTTATGCCGATGTAACCGGCACCGTCGGCAACGGTGTCTACAACACCACCAATGGCAGGGTGGAATCGCCCGTGATCACCGGCCAGTTTGGCCCTGCAACCGGCGCTGGGTTCACCTTCGATGCGATGATCATCAAGATCGGCACCACCAGGACCAGACCCTATGCCGTGCGGTTGTATGAGGTGCCGCAGGTGCTTGCTGCTGGTCAATCCCGTGCGTTCAATATCACTCTAGGCATCAAGCCATGACGCTAAACATCAACCTGGAAGATGTGCCTGATGCAATCCTTGAGGCGGTGAAGGCACGGATCATGGCCAACCGCCGCAGGTTGCTCGATCGCCAAGAACTGCTTCGCCAGCCGCCGCTGCAGCCCAAGCCGCAGTCCCGTAAGTTCGGCGCTGACAGCAAGAGGTGGAAGCGACCGCAGCCGGCGGCGGTGGCTAATTATGGGTTAGGTTGCGACGGCGTATTCATTTACTTCCCTTCGACAGCCCCGCCGCTGGCAAATGACGAAGGGGCTGTTATCACTCGCGAAGCAAGCGCCATCGAGCCTTATTCGATAGTAGAGGGCGATGGATTTACTGCTTACACGATTGATGTGGAAGAGATCGTGACCACGTTCCTCCAAGAAGCTTGGAACGTTGATTTTGGCGAAACCGAGATTGACGCAAGCACTGGCGAGTTTACTGTCCAGTATCTAGTCAAGCAGGAAGGGTCTACGGGCACGGTCAGAATCGAGCTATTCAACGGCTCAACTCTGCCTGCGAATACCCGCTTTGACATTACTACCTATTCAACTTTCATTTTAGCATCCCAAGATGGGGTTAATTATGACTTTTTGAACATTGCTAATAATAGTCCAAGCTATGTTCATTATGCAATACAAAAAATTAGCGGCAATAAGATTACAGTTCATCGCAACGGCCAGAAAATATACGATGAATCTACGTCGGCCAGTTCTCCCGATATACTGCGCTTCAGGCTTTTAAGAGACGCAAGCACCGGGGTGGCTATCAGCCCAATCAGAATTCAAGATCGCGCCGTGTATGGCGATGCCGAGACTATCGAGCCGCTCCCTTATCCGTTCTGTAGGCCGCTTAAAAGCCTAATCCTTAAACCAGCGGCGTGATACTCCGCAACCATTCCCATGACCACCCCGCAACCCGGCAACCAGATCCCCGCCGAGGATCCCATCGCCCACCTGGTGGAGGCGGCCCAGTTCCGGGTCGCTAGCCAGCGCATCAAACTCGCCAAGGCCACCACTACGCAGAGGCCCGGAAAACTCCAACGCACCTAGGCGTGATGCCATGCGTTTCCGTTCCCACCTCTCCCGCCCTGACCACATGGCGGGGATGTTCCCCTGCGTTGATCCTGAACCCCCTACCGATCCTCCTGCTGGTGGCGCCTCTGATGCCGACCCTGCCGGCGACGACCCCACCCAGCTCACTGATGCTGATCGCCTGAAGAAGGCACTCGACGCAGAACGCAAGCTGAACCGCCAGAACGCTGCCCGTGCTGCACAGCTCGAAGCGCAGCTGAAAGAAGTCGGCCAGGTCAACCCGCAGCTCCTGGCCGAAGCACAGGCCAAGGCCACGGCCGCCGAGCAGCAGGCGCAGCTGCTGGAGCAGCAGATCAACTCCCGCCTCGCTGATCAGGAGCGGAAGTACCAGGAGCAGCTGACCAAGCTCACCGGTGAACTCCAGTCCAAGGCATCCGCTGCCGAACGCGAGGCCCTCCGCGTTAAGGCCGAACGCGAATTCCTTGCATCCAAAGGCTCCACCGACGCATCGGAGATCGACGGCCGCACGCCATTCGACTACATCTGGCAGGTCTTCGGCCAGAGCTACGCCGAGGACAAAAACGGCCTCTACCTGCTCGATGCAGACGGCACACCCGCCCTCGATGCAGAAACCGGCAAGCGGATCACCCTGCGCGAGCACTTCGCCAGGCTCCGCAAGGATCCCGTTCACGGCATGCACTTCCAGCCCGAATACGGCTCCGGCGGCGGTGCCCGTGGTGGCCGTGACGGCCGGATCAACACCACCGCCGACCTCTCCAAGATGCCAACCGGGCAGATGTTCAGCGAGGCATTCGGCAAGCCTCGCTGATTAAACAGGCAACGGCTTAATCGCCAGGGGTCTGCTGTTCACGACACGGGAAGCGTGATGCCTCCCATCCCGGCGTGACGCCACCAGCAGACCTCTTCCCCCTGTTCCCCCAATGGGCCTTACCCTTCTGGAGGCGGCCAAATCCGAACGTGACCTGGCTCGCCTTGCTGTAATCCGTGAGCTCGCTGAAGGCGAGCTGATGAGCGTCATCCCCTTCCAAAACGTGGAAGGTGAGGGCGTGTTCTATGACGTTGAAGCCGAGCTGCCCGCTGTCGGGTTCCGTGGCATCAACGAAACCCTCGACGCCACCTATGGCGTGCTCAATCCTCAAGCTGAAAAGCTGAAGATCATGGGCGCCGAGGTTGACGTGGACACCGCCATCATCGACATGCGTGGCCCCCAGGCCATCGCTGATCAGGTCCAGATGAAGGTCCGCTCCATGCGGCTCACCTTCGAGGATCAGTTCATCAATGGTGACGAATCCGCCAACCCTCGCACCTTTGATGGCCTCCGCCGCCGGATCAATACCGGCAGCTCCCAGGCGATCGCCATGGGCGGTGCTCTCTCGCTGTCCGCTCTCGATGAGCTGATCGACGCCTGCGATGCCGCTGGTGGCGAGAAGGTGCTGATCATGAACAAGAAAATGCGCAGGCGCTTGAACACCGCCAGCCGCAACTCGTCCATCGGTGGTTTCATCAACTACGAGCAGAACGAGTTCGGTCGTCGCGTCACCACCTACGGGGATGTGCCGATCGTGGTCGTTGACACCAACGCCCAGAATCTGCCGATCATGCCTTTCACCGAGGCATCCAGCTCCACATCCATCTACTGCGTCGCCTTTGGCGACCTGCTTACCACCGCCCTGCAGGGCCGCGCTCGCGGTCAGTTCGGACCTTCCGTTCGTGCTCTGGGTGAAGTTCCTGATGCGCCGGTCGATCGCACAAGGCTGGAGTGGTACTGCGGCATGGCTGTGATGAACGGGAGGTCCGCCGCCCGTCTCTCTGGCGTGACCGATGCGGCTGTAGTGGCCTGATTCTCGTTCCCTGATTCCGAGGTTTATCAATGGCTCGCTCTACTGGCCTCTCCCCCCGCCGGGGGTACCTGATCGACGCATCCACCGTCCTGGTGGGTGCCGTCGCTGCTGGCGCCCGAGGCCGCGCCGCTGCCACCCGTACGGGTGCGGCTCAGATCCTGAACACTCGCCTTGATGCTCAGGACACCTTCAAGCTCGTGGCGCACGGTAACGCGTCGGCCGCGGGTCAGTACACCGTGCAGGTGGCTCACGTTGCCGAAGGCGGCACCGTGAATAACTCGCACTACGCCACCATTGCTGTGATCACCTGTGCCCCTGGCATCCAGGAGATTGCACTGAGCGGTGCGCAGGTGCGTGCACTGGCTGCTACCGGCGCCTCGATCACCTCCGGTGATGTGCGTGTGGTGGCGATTCGCGCCAACGCTGGCGTCGATGCTAACGCCCCTGCTGGGGTGAACACGATCAGTCTGCAGGTGGCTGACTGATCCACTGGGGGACTCTTCGGGGTCCCCTTCACCATTTTCTGAGGACTGACTGATGGCTTCGTTTGCGATGCCCCAGGGTGTGACGGTTGAGGAGATGCTGGCGGCGATGGGTGCGCCCGTAACAGAGCCTGCTGCCGAACCTGCCGCACCGAAGACCCGCGCCCGTGTGGCTGGCGGGAAGTTCAAGGCTGACGATCCGGCCACGCCTGATAAGGACGAGGCGTGGCAGGAAAACTGAGGCACCAGCGAGGTTCCTGATCCATGGCGTGGGTTGAAGACGAACCCTGGAACATGGAGCAGGGCATTGATGCACTGCTGGAGCTGCATCTGTTCACTGATGCAGCCGGCACGATCGCCTGGCCATTCGCTGGCTGGGACGTGAACGCCACCGTCAGCGATGAGAAGGGCCGCACGGTATATCCGGTGACGGTGAATGCCAACGCTGCCACCGGTGTGGTGAAGCTGATCCTGCCCGAGGCGACGGTAAACACGTTGCGGTTGGGCAAGCGCTACCGATACGACTGCCTAATGGTGGCGCCGGGCAACGTCGTTGCAGATGACCACCACCTTGCGGCGGGTCCTGTGACCGTTGCACTGAGAACCACCAGGAGGGATCCATGAGCTGCCCTGCAGTGATCAAGGTCGTCACGCCGGGGCCGCCGGGACCGGCAGGGGCGACCGGTGTTGGCGCAGCGTGGCGGCAGGGCAGTGGAGCGCCTGGCGCTGGCGTAGGCAGCAACGGCGATTTCTACCTGAACACCGCCAACGGCGACATCTACGGGCCGAAGACAGCCGGCGCCTGGGGTGCGGTGATCTTCAACATCGCCGAGGGGCAGCAGGGGCCTGCGGGTGCGGCTGGTGCGGCTGGTGTTGACGGGCGGACGGTACTGAGTGGCAGCGGCGCACCTGGTGGTGGTGTTGGCGCGAACGGTGATTTCTTCATCGACACCACCGGCTGGGTGATCTACGGGCCGAAGGCGGCGGGTGCATGGCCTGCAGGTGCATCGCTGGTGGGGCCTGCTGGAGCAGCGGGGGCAGCGGGGGCACAAGGCCCACAAGGCGATCCTGGTCCGACCGGCGCTCAGGGCCCTGCAGGCTCGCCTGGCCCTGCTGGGCCCAAGGGCGACACTGGCGACACGGGCCCGACTGGACCCCAGGGGCCTGCAGGCGCGACTGGTGCTGCGGGCCCGGCCGGTGCCAAGGGTGATACCGGGGACGCTGGGCCTCAAGGCCCGACTGGCGCGACTGGCCCGCAAGGACCAAAAGGCGATACCGGCGATGCCGGCCCTGCTGGACCGCAGGGCGCGACTGGCCCGCAAGGCCCAGCCGGCCCGACTGGTGCCGTAGTCAGTGACCCGACCGGCATCACCGGAGCCGACGCCGTGACCAACATCGTCAGCCTCACGCAGTCTGAATACGACGCCATCGCAACGCCTAGCGCTACCACTCTTTACGTGATCATAAGCTGATGCCAACTACAACGGGAAAAATCTATTTAGGCAGCACGCTGGTTGCTGGCGGTGATGGTGGTGCTGTTACTGCTGAGTGGGTGCGCAATCCAGCGTGGCCGGCGCTGACGACGCCTGGTGCAGAAGAGCAAAGGATTGTAGGGCTACATGCGGTGTGGCCTGGTGATGGCACCGGCCCTGGCGGCAACTTCGTTGCGTTCCTTGCGCAGGGCGCCTATACGATTGATTATGGCGATGGTACGGTTACAAATTATGCGAGCAACACTCGCGCAGATTATCAGTTTGACTTCAACGACCCGCAACTTGCTGGCACTGATGCGCCAGTAACGTTCACCGTTGCCACAAATGTCGTCAATCGCACTGCGCACGGCCTGAGCAATGGTGCTGGCATTAGGTTCTATAACCTGGTGAATACAACTGGCATCGTTGCCGGTCGGCTGTATTACGTCATCAACGCAGCGGCCAACAGTTTTCAGATTGCCGAAACTATTGGCGGCAGCGCTGTTGATCTAACCGGCACGGATGGCTCAGCCACGCTGCTGCCGTACAAAGTGGCCGTGGTGACGATCACACCGCAGGCAGGGCAAAACCTGACGTTGGTGAACTTTTTTCAGAAGCACGGTCAAACAGGGCTGGTAAATAACTATCCGACCGGCTGGCTAGATCTAGCAATGGCCATTCCGCAAGTCAGCGGCGCCAACTTAACGATTGGTGGTACAACGACTGTTGTTCATGCGTTAATTGAGCGCATCAACATTGTGGCGGTTGGTGCGTTGACTTCGATGGCTGAGCTCTTTAATGGTTGCCGCAGTTTGCAATCGTTGCCGAGTTTGCCTAGTGCAACGGCGGTAACAAATATGGGCAGCATGTTTCAGAACTGCTTCAGCCTGCAAACGATACCGCCATTCCCAGGAAGCGTTGCAGCAGTAACGACCATGAGCAGCATGTTTCAGAGCTGCTCCAGCCTGCAAACGATACCGCCATTCCCGGGCAGCGTTGCAGCAGTAACGAACATGATTAGCATGTTCTTTGGCTGCTCCAGCCTGCAAACGATACCGCCATTCCCGGGCAGCGTTGCAGCAGTAACGAACATGACCAACATGTTCTTTGGCT